AGTTCTGGGGTTGGAGCTGGGGTTGGAGCTGGGGTTGGAGCTGGGGTTGGAGCTGGGGTTGGAGCTGGGGTTGGAGCTGGGGTTGGAGCTGGGGTTGTTGAAGGTATATTTTGTATAGTAATGCCAGCACCAGTACCGTTTCCTGTTAATTTAATCCTTTGTACTTTATTAGCTTCAGCATAATTACGTCCAACCTTAGTCAATAAATCAGTTGTTTCTTGATCGAAGAATAAACCTTTTGTAATCTGATCAAATGCTCCAGCTGAATCCGTACCCCACAGTGTATTATTCATTGCTTCTTCTTTAGCTTTTCTACGATTATTAATTTCATCAATAACGGTTTTTTGCTGATCTGGTGTTAAATTTTGAATATCTTCAAATTTTACTTGAGTATCAGAACCATCGGCTGCTTTAAAAGTAATTGGATTATTTTCTGCAATTGCGGTTTCAATTATATGCTTATGGGTAAGATCAGTTATTCTTTGTCCAATAGCAGCAGCGTCTTTTTGATTGTTTAATACTGCTTGGTTTCTCATAAACATCAGAGCAAAGAACTGTAAATCTGCAGCTTTTAGAGAACTTAATTGAGTACTTGGATCTAGAGTATGCTGTACAACTCCCAACAAAGCCTGAGCTAAATTCATTCGTAATTCATCTGTTACTGCACTAGAGTCTCCATTAACGGATGCAACTAATAATCCTTCTAAAAACTTGTTTTCTCGTCCTAGTAAAATATTACCTAATCCTGTTTGTTCCCCAAGATCTTCTAAAGTATGGTTTAATATAATTGTATTAACTCTAAAGTTTACACGATCATTTAGTGACATTTTATTTAAAAGTTCGCTATCTAAACCAAACTGAGTTGCTAGAGCTATTTCAAGTTTTCGTTTTAATTCTTTAGGTACTTTGTCGTAAGCCTTTAGAGCAGTATCTTTTACTGCTTGTGAATATCCACCAAATTTTTTATCAATTGCTTCTTGAAATTTAACCATAAAGCCTATATTACCTTGTGTAACAACATTTGTATAGTTAACTGCATTAGCCGATACATTTAATAAACCACCAAGAACAATTTCACCCACGCCCTCTTCAACAGCATTTCCTAAAGCAGATTTTAGACTGTATTCTTGTTGGAAACCAGCGGCTTGAGCTTGATATTGTCGTAGAGTATCTTCTAATACACCTTGACCAGCTCCATTTAAAACAGACCGAAGTCCGTACCGTCCAAATGTTTTTGCTACTTCTGTATATCCAGCACTTCTTATGGCAGACCAGGCTAATTCTTCTCCGTTACGGTAGAAAAGCCTACCAGCTTTTGTTCCTTTACTTAATCCTAATAGAGTTTCACCTAAATTATGTGGCATGAATTTATAAGCTTTCGATACAGTTCTAGTTGTTCCTGTCCAAGCAACTAAAGCTCGTCTACCAAAACTTAGTTTACTTGCTGCCTGAGTAGCCCTAGCTGATTGTAAAAGTCTTGAACTAAGTTGTGCTGTTCCTACCGCATGTGCAATTCTACTTGAAGTTCGCAATACTCGTGAAAACATCATAGTTAAATTAACACCGCTTTGTACAGCTGTTACAGTTCCTGCTGCAGCTGCTGGAATACCTATACCTATTTCACTAAGTGCGGCACCACCAACTGCTACTGCAGCTCCACCAATTGTTAGACCTAATTCGGCCATCATATCATTAGAATTTATAGAATCTCTAAGTGTAGGGTATAATAGATCTCCACCAAACTTTGTTATAGCCCATCTAGTTTTAGCGTAGTTATCTTGAATAACAGCAGCAGCATATTCATCTATAGAATCAGCTATAAAAAACTTAAATGTTTGGGGATTTTTAGCAATTTCGGGTCGTAAAAAAGCTTCTTCTGGCATTTGCATTTGTGTAAAGAGTACATATGCTAGTTTAGGAGCATGTAACTTAATTTCTTCAATTGCTTTTTTTGGATCCCATACCATACCATCAGGAACTTTAGCTTCTCCTAAAATATCATAAACTGTTTTTCCTGTATAAGCAAAATCAGTAGTTGCATGTAAATCAAAGAAATAAGGATTCATATTAATAGCTGCATCTAAGAATTCTTTAGTTACAGGATCTTCTTTAAAAATATCTCTTAAATATTGGCTATCAGCATTTGCTTGACTCCAAAGTTTTCCTGTTTTACCGCCTCGCCATCTAGTAGCCATTGTCTGTAAAGTTTGTGCATTAGTTACGACAAGTTCATTAACCTGTGGTGCAGATGCTTTTGGATCCCTACTTAAACCCCAAATAGATCCACGTCTAAAAGTTACTTCATCATAGTCTCCACCAGATCCAGCAATTTTTGCAGGATTGACTTGAGTAACATCAGGTTGCACTAAAGAAACAGTTAATAATGAATTTTGTAAATTTCCCTCTAACATTATAGACTGATAAGCTTTAAAATCATTTACTATTTTTGGGTCAGTATTTAATTCATCACCAAGAAATGCAGAATGGTTCTCAATCATCTTTGAGTATGTATCTGTTTCCATCTTAATTAAATCTGTATAATAGAATGAAGGTAAATCATTATGCTTTTCAAATTGCTGTTGTCTAAGAATTTGATTTGCTGTTTTAGTATCTTCATCACGTTCCATTAACTGGATAAACGCATTTAATCTTGGTGGTTTTGGATTAAATAGGGAGTTTTGACGCTCTTGTTCAAATAAAGTTTCTGTTTGACCTGGATTTAAAGCAAGTATATCAAGATTCGAAGATGCTCTATAGTTTGGGTCAAAATTATTATAAGTAAATTGATTAGTAGGTAATGAACTCATTTATTCTCTCCAACTCATTGATGCTCTACGTTTTTCCATTGCTTTATCAGCTTGCTCAAGAAGTTGACGTGCTTTTTCTTTGTCTTGTTGTTGTTTTTCTTGAGCTTTTTTAATTGTTTCTTGATCGTTAATATTTATATTAAATGGCATAGACCAAACTTGATTAGGAAGATGAAGAAGTGGTATACCAGAAAAACCTCTATTAATAAATGAATAGGTAAAACCCATTTGTTCTGGGAATGTTAAATTAGGATGTTGCATAATAGTTGAACTTCCTGGTAAAATCCTAGTACGATCAAACGTAATTGCGTCAGTTCTTGCGAATAGTTCAGATTCATTGATTAGTAATGGAATACCAGGATATCTCTTTTTTTCTTCTTTCATTTGATCATTGATATATATAATAGCATCAAAAACGGTTGGTTGTTTAGCTGCTTCAGCAAGAATATCAGGTGTTAAAACAGAATAGGGAGGTAATTCATCAAATAATCCTACTGTTGTTGGTTCGCTTAATTCTTGGATATACGGATTTAAAATAGTAGATAATAAATCTGTAGATGGTTGAGAGTTTAAAACTAAAGTTCCAGCTTTGTATAAAGGACCATTTAATACTTCTTGTTTATTATCTATAATCTGAACTCTTGGTTCAAATCTTTTAGAATCTCTATAGATATATGGTGTAACATCTTTTCTAGCTAAAACTCCTGTTACAGAATTGATGCTATAACTCAGTGGTTCAGTTGGACCCATAGTTGAATACAATGTGCCCATTCTACCAGATTCGGATAATTGAATTACTGAAGTATTACTATAACTATTATTCATAGCTATTCCACTTTGATAAGTTGCACTTGCAGCAGCTGATAATGTTCCAGCAGCAGCTGTATAGAAATTTAAAAACTCTAAAGCTGGAGAAGTTCCTTGTGGTGCTAATGGGTAATTAGGTGTTCCAATACCTATAGAGGGATCAGTTGCTAATCCAATCATAGTTCTAGTGAATTGTGGATTATTAACATCTATATTATGCATAACTGTAAAAGCCATTCTAATAAGCTCATCTGTACTATATTGTTTAGTAGGGTCTATACTACCCTCTAGAAATTTATGTTTTAAATCTCTACCAAAAGCATCTTTTGATGTTTCTTCTGGAATCAATCCACTATACTTCCATGCTGAATAAGCCCAATCAGGACTCCAATCAGAACTAAGTGGATTAACGGTTTTTCCACTAGCAAAGGTGCGTAAAAACAAATCGTAACTTTCACTATTTCTATCCCTTAGTAATTGATCTCTTTCATCTGGGGTCATTAACATAAGATCAGAAGTACTGGGTTGAGAAATTGCCGATAATCCAATAGCTAAATTTTGATTACCGATTTGTTTAAAAAATTTAAATTGATCTTCTGGTCCCTGTGCAACTATAGTTTGAATTTGACTACTTCTTCCTCTAGTGAAGTTTGCTAAGTTAAGAGGAAAATCAAAGATATAAGCTAAAGTATCTCGATATTTTGGACTAGAAAAATACTGTGCGGCCTCGGTTAGATTTACTGATGTTGCTAGGTTAGCCATAATATAGGCACGATCTGTAAACCAAGCTTGTCTATTTTGAGGACGCTTACCAAATTCAGTTTCAGCTTGATGTAAAGCTTTTCCATAAACCAATACAGCTAAGTATGGAAATAGATTACTTTGATCATCAAAAAACTGTTGTGGATCACTAAATACTTCAAGTTGATTATTAAGAGTTTGTGTAATATTAGCTAATTCTGCGAATTGTCCCGAACCTAATGCTGTATCTGAAACTCCACTAAGTTGATATACTATAGCGGGAAGTTGTGTTAAATAAGTAAAACCATACTCAGTAAGGAAACCACGAGAATCAAAAGCTCTCTTTTTATCCATTGTTCCTGTAAATGCTGGCAACTGGTGAGTAAAAGCTTTAGCCCTAAAGTCTCTTTGGAATCGTTTAATACGTTCACTTTGTTCTTCTGGAGTCATGGTATTTCCAACCAAAGAAGAATCAATTTCTTGTAGATACTTAGTTGATTGAGCTAATGATTGTTGAACCGATTGTTCTATTACTTGGTGTGTTGTTATAATCTCATTAGCGGCTAGTCTTAACTCAGGATCATTAGAATTAGCCCATTCAGTAATCTGTGCAACTCTTGCTAATTGTTGACGTTCAATTGGATCTGTAATGTTTTCAGGTTTTCCATCATATTTAATTAATATCTGAATACCTAAATCATACTCAGCTACGGCATCAAAGAATGGTCTTTCTTCTTTATCTTGGGCTGTTTTACCAAGTAAAAATGCCGATCCAATATAACCTTTAGTCTGTGTAGCCGTAGAGTGATCGGGTGACATACTGTAAGATCTAGAAATTGTACTTAGTTTAACAGCTTCTTTCCTATCTTCTTCAGCTTGTTTTGCCTGTTCTTTTACAACATCCTGTCCTTCAGATGAAATTGTTTTTTTAAGATCATTAATTCTATTAATAGCGGTTAATTCAAATCTATGAGCAGCTTTAGCAAGATTTTCAAGATTCGCTTTATTAGGACCAAACATAACTCCTGATTCATTAATAATTTTTTTATCTTCGGGAGATAGATCTCTATACCATGTTTCAATGTCTACAAATGGTTTTGGAGAGTCTATTTCTCCTATATCCATGTAAATACTTCTGAATAATCTAGTATCACTGAGTCCGATACGAGTTGGTAAACTCTTAATAAATAATCTTGTTTGTTCTTGAATACTATTAATATTAGAATTTGTGTTAATTGTAACTGTTGCTGATTCTAATTGTGATGCAACTCTAGTAACGACATTAGCAGTAGTATCACTAAATTCTTTTGAAGTAAAGACAGTACCTTTTAATTTAGAGGAAAACTTTTGGAATAGATCTTCAACACTAGTAGCTTTAAAAATAGTCATTAATCGTTGTGTTGTTTCTGGATCGGTTGCAACTATTTGGGTTAAATACGCCCCACTCATATACTCAACTTGTTCTAGTGGAGTTAAAGAACTGAGGTTTGTTTTATTTCCTTTTTGTTCAAGTGTTGGAAAGTATTTATAAGCTAAAGAGCGTAATTGATCTGCTTCTTTTATTGGAGGTAATACAAATTTAATAGGTGAATCTAAACCATTATCAGCTTTATTACGGCCTAAAGACCATAGATCAGTAAATAAACCAACTATCGCTTCTTCTTGTTTAAATTCAGGAACTCCTAAATAGGGAATATTTTGAATACCTGTTTTAACATAGGGAACAGCAGAAATAGCAAATGTTTGTGGATCAGCTACTGCATCTCTGGCTGTAGCCAGAGCAATACCAGCATTTTGTTTCTGTGTAGCAATTTCATGGCTTAATCTAAGATCTTGAAGCATCTGAACACGAGGAGCAATAGCATTTGGAAGTCTATCCTGTAGTACATGTAAGGTATGTTCATTATATTGGTTTGGGTTTTGTGTTATTAATTTATCAACATAAAACCTATATAGAATATCTGGAATATCTTTATCTTCTACCTTTGAAATTTGAGGTAAAATTTCATTATAATATACATTGTAGGATTCTTTGATTTTTTTAGCCTGTGGGCCACCTTCTAAAACTATTTGATTCATTTCTGCAGTAGGAATACGAAGAAAACTTGTTAATCCAGACTCTAAACCTTGAACAGCTAAAGCATCTTGTTCTTGTTGATACTGTGCAATATTATTTTGTTTAGTTTGTCTAAACCACCTATTACCAGACGCTGTTCGATATTTGTTTTCATAAAACGAATCAAACTCTTTCTTACCAAAAGATGAATTTTGATTTAATCTAAAAGTATTTCTAGGGTCGTTAAAGAATAGAGTAGCTTCATTTTGATATCTTTCTGATTCAAATTTATCTTGTGCTTCTTTGCTACCAAATAACTCATAAGCACTGAGATTTAAATCTTCTGCCCAAGTATTTCCTAATACTGGAGTCCAAACTTCTTTAATATAGTCATTCCATTCTGCTAGTTTACTTTCAGGAGTTACATCATTGTTATATTCTTTGGTTTTAATTTCTTTTAACTTGATTCTAGCTGCTTCAATTCTTTGTTTTTCTATGTCTGTGCTGATTCTAGAAAAATTGTCAATTCCCTTACTAATACCTCCAGCAATCTCAGCTAAAGCTCCATACATGGCCTCTTCTCCAGAAGGGCCAACTTGTTGTCTTGGGGCTCCTACACTAACTTGACCACCTTGAAATGTACTTTGATTGTATTCTGGTATTCCAGGAGAAACTTGAGGAAGGGGTATACTATTTCCTAGTTTTAATAGATTTTGGGTATTAATTTGGGACATTAATTATCTCCGATACCAATTTAAAGTAGAGGATGGACTAGAAGTTCTTCGGAATGTAGTTTGAGAAGCTGTTGAATTATAAGTATAACCACTAGGTGCTTTACTTAGATCTGTTCCATATTGATTGGGTTTACCACTTGTAGTTGTGGGTGTATCCTTCATTCCTTCTAAACCAGCAGCACCTAAAGCTCCTCCAATTTGAATTAATCCAGAAACTAATCCACCAGTAGCAGCAGCACTAGCGTCACCATAAATTGGCTCAGCATCATACATTTGAATATTAGGCATAAATATATTTTCTGTTTGTTGAGACATCATACCTTTAAATTGTTGATTGATTTGTTCTTGTTCAGCCTTAATAGCCATATTAGCTTGACTTGATTTATTAATTGCATCTAAAGCTTGAGTTGTTGCCATCATACCATATAAACCACTACCAGAAGAAATTCCTTTTGCTAATACTGAATTTAGTAAAGCAGCTCTATTAGAGTTTATTGCATAAGACATATCTCGTTGAGCAAGTAATTTATTATACTTACTTGTTGACATAGCTTCATATTGGTAGTTATAAGCATTTTCAGCAATAGCTTGATTTCGTTTCATTTGTTGTGAAAAAGCATAAGTAGACTGAAACTGTTCTCTAGCATTATTAAATGTTTTTTGTGTATTAGAAGCAATCCAATTTTGAAATGCTTGTTGATTTTGTCTTTCAATAGCCGCAGCCTGTGCTTTTCCACCAAAAATAGATTGTAGACCACCAGCAACGGCAGATCCAATAGCCATCATTGTCATGGGTTCCATGAATTACTCCTTACCAGCCCCACTGGCTTTTACGATTTTTAGGTTTTTGATTAGTAGCAACAACCCGTGTAGCACCACTAGTTGGAGCGTAGTCACTGGCTCTAAAGTTAGTAGCCCAGTCCTTAACTCTTTTTTCCCATTCTTTCTTTTTATAATCTTCCGTAGCTTTTTCAGTATCGGTAGACATATGGGATTTATAATACTCTACGGCTGCTGACAGCACATCCACCCTATCGTCGTGCTTCAAAGCCCCTCGACCTCTGTGAAGTCTAGTTAATTGTATTTGATTATTCTGATCCCTAGCCGCCTTGCGTGACATGACTAGGCGATGCATAGCCATTACGGGCTCTAAGGTAGATATAATTCTTAATTCTTTTTGACCAGTTACCCTGTACTCCTCGACCCCAACTTGGTGGGGACAGTTCTTCATTAAGAATGGAATCAATACTTTAGTAAATAAACCATCACCAAAGTTAGACTCTACTCGGACTAAGGGTAATTGATATTCATTTACAATCTTAGCAATCTTATTTAAAGTAGCATCGTCATAGCCACCTTGGATACCTAGGAGTTCATGAATAAATATAGTACCACTAAGGACTGAGGATACACATAGGCCAGTCTCATCAGCTCCTCGGCCACTAGGGTCTATACTTAGGTGACTATGGTTGTATTTAAGATAATTATTACTAATGTACATAGGTTCTGAGATTAAATCCCCAGAGATACCAAAGTTAGGCATATCCTTTAGGGGATTCTGTCCTTGCCAGACAATCTTATCTGGACCGATCTCTGGATCTAGATCCATGACTATTAGATCCCTAAGCTTAAGTGGATACCTATCGGCATCAGCAAGGGAGGTCACTAACTTGTACTGCAGGGCATAGTGACTAGGGCCGATTTTAGCCCGTCTGGAGCCAAGCTCGTCCTTGTTGAACCGTTCGGGCTGGGTGGCGTCCCCTGGCTCTATATCCAATCCTAGGACCCAAGGAGCCACCTCCTCCATCTCGGCTGGAATGGATGGATCAGGCATTTCAGCAGGATACTTGATCATGGGGTATGATTCCTTGAGAACATTGTAAACTGAGTCTTGGTAATGGGGAGTACCTAGGAAAATAACCCTTGAGCCTTTATTTCTAATAGACTCTAGTTCTGCCAGCTTCTTAAGTAATGTTTCTTTACCTACTGGAGTTTCATTCTTACCCGCAATCTCAATGTCGTCTAGAACTACACGGTCAGCGTGTAGACCTGTGATCTGTCCTGTGATACCTCTGGCAGCACAGTTTAGATCCTGTGTAAACTTGGTTCTAACCGCTAGGTTAAAACCAAGGGCATTGTCTTTATCCTCATCTCGTGGGATCATATACTTGCAATATGGAACCACAGATAGGATCTTTCTAGCCTGAGATACGAAGTCTATAGCCTTACCTTGGGTATTAGATAGTACCAGGAAGGTTAGATTGGGGTCCTTAAGCCATTCCCAGCTAGCTAGGCAAGCAGTAATGGTAGACTTACCAGTACCGCGTCCTGCGGCTATAATGGCATCTGAGGGGCCTTCTTGAATTTCTCGGGCTAGTTCATACTGAATTTGGGTAGGTTCCCCAAGGCCAAGATGCTTAAAACAAAAATACAAGTGGTTTCTAAAATCATCAATAACTTCTTGGGGAACCTTCATCAGTATGCTGCTTTCTTAATCTTAAATGGTACGGCATCCTTCATGGCTGCCTCTACGGCTTCAATTGTTTCACTGGGGATGGTATTAACCTTGTCCTTGTGGTCACTGAGGACACCACGGACTACGGTATACAGACCTGGTGTGCGTCTATCAGGATCATTAAGATCGCTGATTAGGCAATCCAGTAACTTCTCTTGCATGTCATTTAGTTTTTCTTTCATTTCTTTAACTCCCTGTTGTCACTGACAAATGAAGGTGGTACACAATACCAACCTTCGGGTATACGAACATTATTATTACTTAAGACCCATTGACCTTGTTGCAAAGTATATACTTTGGCTTGGACATTAGGGCCCAGTCTTATCGGGCTGTCCTCTGGAATGAAGACTGTCCTGCTGCCGCAGCCACTCATCAATCCGAGAACCAGCACGACGAAGACGGTCGCGGTCAATATCAGCATCAACGGCAATCGACCCAGTTTCGATTCTTTTAAGAAGTGCATCTATAATTCCTACGGCTATTTGAGCCATTACTTTATCAAACATTGTTAGTTGGTGGGGTTACTGGATCAGCTGGAGCCTTGGCATCCTTGGCTAAAATTAGACCTATACCAGCAATTACAGCGGCTACGGCTGAAGCAAAGTCAGCAGTGGTGGCTGGATCGCCATCAAACATAGCAGTAAGTACGCCACCTACGGCAACACAGATAGCACCAATACCAGCAATAGTTGTATTACGATTATTCATAATTTTTTCCTTTCGAGTTCAATTACCCTTTGTTTTAGATCATCTAGCAAAGCACTATGCCTTGCATCATTAGATGATACTTGAATCTGAGCTTTTACCAAATCTTGAACAATAACCTTTAGTTCAGTAAGATCCTTATCTGTTTTATCAATCAATTGGGATCGTTTACCTATATCAATAAAAAAGCCAAATACCCCTGCCGCTATTACAAGCAACTGAGCCAATTGTAGAATATCTTGTTTTTTTTCTTGTGGCATACGATTTCCCCATTTATGTTTCAGAATTGTTGATTAAACCAGTTGAGTCGAGTAGATCTAAACTCCCGTTTGTGTTAAGGACTGATAAACGAATCCAAAGATTACTTGGGATTCCTATTCTTGTAAACTTTACAGCACATTCATTACGACCAGATACAAATTGTGAATTTGATTTAGTAACACCATCTACAAAAGTTGATGTAAAACTAGCATCACCTGGCGTTACTATGTTACAGAATGATGATTCATATAATGCACTTGTACTAGTAAAATTATTTAAATCTAAATGAATATCACTGTAGTTCCAGGGTCCTGAATCAACTTCAGTATCTGTTGTACCGCTGCCAAAAATTGGATAATCTGTTCCTGTACTGGCAGGAGTAAATCTTCTAAATATTTTTGCGTATCCAATAGATTTTAATCTAGGTACTTGCACAGCTAAAGTAATAACATATCGTGTATCAGAATCCATAGTTTCTACTGTTTCGTTTTTTACATAAACTTTAACATTGTTTTTATTTAATAAAGATAAAGCTCGATTTGGTGAAGGACGCAATAAACCCTTTTTAAATATATCTGCTTTTGTTGTTAAAGCTGTTTTTTTACTATTAAAATTGTGATCGGTAAATCCATATTCAACTATTACTGCTGTTTTTAGATGTGAATCTGAAACCTCTGTAAAATACGGTAATAAAGATTTCTTTGTTACAATTCTAAAAACATATTCATCAGTAGGATCTGGTATATAATTACTAGCTGTTGAGAATAGACAGTTTGCATCAACATTAAAATAATGCGTTCCTGCAAAATTTAAAGCTGCGGACGAACCAGCAACTGAAAATTTATAATCATTTGGCCTAAAAGACCAAGGAAGTATATTTTGGCTTTTATGACTACCCCCAGCTGTTGTAAACCCAGTAGTATATGGAGCTAAGAAATTATATGTTTTATAAAGATTTAGTTCTGTAGCTGTTAAACCAACTCCACTAATAAACCAATCAATATCGGCTTCTTTAAATGTTCTATATTCAGTTGAGTTTGTATCTGTACTCCAACGTAAACACCATTCAGACCAAAATGAATCACCTTTAAAATATTTACCAGTTGTAGCTACTACGTTTGTTGCAGCAGCTGGCACAGTTCTCATATACTCGGAATATCCAGTAAATCTAACTGTTTGTTTTTCCGCAGTTACATCAGTACTTGTTGTAATGGGTGAAGCAGATTTATTTGCCACAGCTAATGCTGCTTTATTATAGTAAATAATTTGTTTTGGTATTTTCCAAAAAGCACTAGAACCTATATCTGAAGCAGATTCTAGCATTTTAAACGTTACATTATACATTCCAGTATACTCTGAAGCTAATAAAAACCCTTTATTCCTTCTAGTAATTGCATCTTTATTTTTAACGCTACTGGCGTTTGCTGGCATTTCTCTTACTCCAGCAAAAGCCATATCTCGTAAAGCTAGTAAGTAATAATCATGATATGTTCCTTCATTTTCTGTACTAACTTGATTAAGTGCTGTTGTAAACGTAGCTAGAGTGACTGTCCCTGGAACGGTAAAGTATAAAGTAGGAGTTCCTGGATCCATAGCTGGAATATCGGAAAACACTGAACAACTACTTTCAGGAATACTTAAATAAAAAGATTTAATTCCATATCCCCTTACTTTACTTGTATAAGTTGCTCCTGCTTGATAGAAATAAGGAGATGACCGATGTTCAGTACCTGAATTTGTGACAGCATACCAAGTTAAGGGAGATGGAGTTCCAGCTGTAATGGTATATCCAGAAGCTGAGTATAATTCTTCGGGACTATCCCAAAAAGTAGTTGGTAAATCACTAAGATAAAGACCTGTGGCAGTATCTGTAATATCAAGTCGATTAAAACCTAGATCCCAATAAAACTTTACTTTAACAGCATTAGTGACGTTTGCGGATAAACCAGTAATCGCAGTATCAATGCTATCAAAGAATGTTTCAGGATCTGTTTCACTTGGAGTAAGTTTCTTAAGGATATGGTATACGGTAGGGGCATCGGTTAATACCCACTTACCAAAACCATTCTTAAATCCATCTAGTTCCGACTTACCAGATACTGAAATACTTCCTGCTGTATTGTATGAATTAAATCCACCATTACTATAAAAAGTTCTATCAGCAAATAAAAGATTTGTTTGAGTGATATCAACCGTAGGTAAAACATTTGTCCACTGACCAGTACCAGTATTATGTGTTAGTATTTGGCCTGTAACTAAAGCACCTATAGTAACATCAGTTAATGCATTTAAGTTTCCAGTAAAAGATTGAGCAACAAATTGAGTACCATTCCATACTAAACCAGCACCTACGGTAAGGCTAGTTAAGTTAAATACAACTGGATTTGGTCCACCATTGATTTGAATACCACCAGTATTAAAATAATTAAAGGTAGATCCAGCAAATTCTTTTTCTTGTACTATAAATAATAACTGATGTAATGATGCATTAAGTTGTTCAGCGGTTAGTTTGGCTCCATCCACAAATTTAAATAACATCTTCTGAGAGTCAGTACTTCGTCTAATAACTACTTCGCCAGTAGGAGTACTTGTGAATTGAATATTCTGTGTACTTGTATTAACCGTGTAATCTGTATTCAGAATTTTCAAGGTTTCTGTGCCTGTTGGTGTAGGTCGAGTATAGACATCTAACTGACCCGATACGGGCAACTCACAGAGCCATGCAATGGAACTATAACTATAGTTATTACCAGAAGCCGCGTAGATAATCTCAACATTATTATTATATAAAATGGGTGTTCCACTTGAGTAACTGTAACAAGCCATAGTCTCTCCTTATTCAATACTGGTGTTTCTGGATCGCCAGTTACCAATAACTTCTATATTTGAAATATTACATGGGGTTGGATAGGCAGATTTGATATAAATCTTACATGCCTCTGAGTAGGATAATAGTTTAATAAAGTGTTCACCAACGGTATCCACTTTAAGTTGATCGTTTCTAGATACTAGGCTATTGATATCAGTAGGATAGAATGTTGTCAAAGTACCTGTACGACCTCTACGTTCAACTAAAAGATCATAACTACCAGAGTTAAGATGTCTAGTAGTCATTCTCTTAAGGTTTAATACGCCCTCATAGACAGCTGAAGGATCATCATTAGACCTCTGAACTAGCTGGGACAATTCAATGTTCATTTCATAGGATCTACCAATGTACATTGGGAATGCTGTTAAATTACCTATGACTGCTACTTGGGTTAGTCCTGTACCAATATCTTCAAAGACATCACTTAGATCGAAAGCGGTATATGCAGAAGTTCCCCACTCAGGAGCTTTGATTGCATAATCAACCTCAGGATCATAATAAGGTAGGGTGAATACAGTTTTATTTGCACCCATATCATAGATCATGTCAACTACAGGAACCTTTACTAACCAATCTAACATTGGTGTAGCCAGTGGTACAGTTTCTAAGGACATAAAGTATACGGCTAGTTTCTTAACCGTAGATCCTGTGGTTTGGATGCGCTTAGTTACCATATAGAAATCTTTTTCATAGGCATGCATAGCAACAACATTATCCAGAGAAGATAGAATCCATCTATGGTAAGCTTGTTGAATTATCTTATCACCATTGGTTCTAAAGGTAAAGTTGTATATATGGTATGGTGTATTCTGGTCTACCATAAACATTGTATTGGTAGCTGAACTTGTTGCAATAGCCGAGATATCCTCTGGTAAGTATCCTCTGCAGTTATTACTTATGTCCATAGAGGTTGAGTATTCATCGTTAAAAGCACTACCAGAAAGATACATATACATTTTGCTTGCATTAACAAAGAAAACATTATTACCCATCTTCTGTGGCATTACTAACTTAGAAGTACTGAAGAATGAAGTAGGTCTAAACTCAACGTTAAACGGAGAAATACCTACATCTACTGAACCACCTCGTACTTCAAACTGAACCGAACCAGAACTTAAGGCAAATAAGATATTCTGGAAAGGTACAATATGACTTAATTTGTTATATGCACCAACACTAGCTTGAATATCAATTGGATCTGATTCTACAATATTAAAGACATCATCTACCCAGAAATTATAGTAGTTATTTGTACGGCTGGCTAGTAAAGTATTATCTGTAGCTATCCATAATCTATTTTTCCAAATAGCCATTGATTGGACATGCTCTTGTCTTTTTACTCCAGTAGGACCAGGATTACTTAATTCTGTACCCGATCTCCTAGGCATCAATGGCATATGTTTCACACGCCACTTACCATCAGTAGCGGTATCTTTATAGATAACTAAAGGAAACTTTCTATGGTCAAATACACTGTTAGGACTCTCGGCTCTGATTCGTTCTAGGTATGGATTCTTCTCATATCTAGTTGCTCTATAGAATCCAGCTGGAAAAGTTAGATAAGGATTTCTAGCAAAGTAAACCTTACCTAAACCAAGATAATCAACATTACCATCCCGATCTACAGCATCTAATGGAGATGATCTATAGTAGTGATCTTTACTAAAGTCAATAACCCCACCTGGAGTTGGTATGATTTTTGGATTATCGTAATATTGATGAAGCATTCGCCATGCCCTATAGCCATTAAAATCTCTAACATCATTAAATACTTCAGAGGCTGGGTACTGAGGAATAGCTTCAAAGTTTTCTAAACTCTGGCCTGTCTCTTCTTCTTCAAGTGTTGTGGCATTGATAAAGAAAGAAATATCATCACGAACATTAGTCCAATATGCGGATAAATCTTCTACATCATCTTCTAGTAGAGGAGACAATGTATTTGGGGGAGATGTTCGTTTATAGTTTACTTCATCACCTGAATGAATGTATTGATTTGTTGCAAAAGAATCATCCCATAAACTTGAGTTAGCCTCTAATTCTAACTCAGAATTATCTGGAAGATAACCTAGTGGCACGAGTTTATTCCATAGAATAATACCAACATCAAAATCAATAGAACCAAATGTACTGGCTGTACTAGTTTCTGATAGAGATATAGTACTACCAGCTAGGGGATAATTATAAGTAACTGTTTTATTGCCAGCTGTAATATATTCATAAATAGCTCTATTAAAGCCACTGGTATTTGCATCACCAGAGGTATTATCTACGGTTTCTTTAACCCACTCAGTTGGCTCAATTCTATATACAGTCAGGAAATTATCTAACTTAATAGAAGATCCTCCATTAGTAAAACTATGGACTGCAGTTGGATCAAAGGTATATCCAGCTCTATTGATAATGATACAGTATCTATTATAACCATCAATATCTAAAAAATGGAAGTATAGATTATCTGTATTAAAGTTTGTGGGTGTCGATCCACCATCGAATACAGTAGCAGGATTTAGATTTGCAACATCTAAATAACAAGCACTGGCTCCTGATTCTACCATATTCAATGGTGGTCTTTTTTCGACAGACTTCTCAATAGTAACTAAGCAGTTGTCAATATTCTCAGCTTCGCTGGTTAATCTTTTTGTAGGTGCTTGTCTACCTACTCCACCACTTAAGGTATTAATTGGAAGTCGTGTAAATGCCATTAGAACCTCGTTCTTGTAAAGTACGGATCATTGGATAGGATTCCTCTACGGTCCACAGCTGACCGTGTACCAGGATCTCCACTCCAGAAAAGGTTTCTACGTTTCTTACTTATATCAGAGGCTTTGCCTCTAGCCATGTGTATCATTTCTCTTTGGGCTAGTTGTTTATCTACATCTAGATCCCCTTGAGTTACCATTTGATATTGTCTTGCTGCAGTCTCCATGATACCTCGTTGAAGAGCAGAATCAATATCATCCCAACCATAATTACTGGCTTCATTACCTAATGTTACAATAACTTCTACGTCTAATTCTTCCGTAAAAACGTCTGTTTGCTTGGTGATGTTGAACAACCTTGCAGGACTGGACTTAATTGTAGTTTGGATCACCTCCCCCGTCGTAGGATCGAACAGAGGTTCAACATTCTGGGCATAGCAAGCATCAGAAGGAAGCATTATCTTACCATTAACATCAGGAGCAATTGTGAGAATAAATCTATTATTGGCTATTCCCCTAAACACTGCGGACTTAATGGCTTGTTTCAGAATGAACTGTGCAACGCTGGTATCTACACCAGCATCTGTTACTAAATCACTAACTATGTGTTCTCCTGAAGTCAGTAACATATGGTTAATAGCATCTGTATAGCTATATAACCCCATTACTTTCCTCCCTTCTTTCCATATGGAACTAACTTGTTAAGTAATTCTTGACGTTTCTGGCAGCCACAATCTTTAGTTTTAGTGAAACCAAGTTTGTTTGCCACCTTAGCTACCGTATCGCCAAGACCTTTAGAATTTGAAATTGGATTAAATGGTTTCATAACTCTCCTTGCGAAAAAAATACCTAGGGGGCCTTTCGACCCCCTAGGTACAAATATCAAAATGTAATTAGCTAACGCTAAGATTAAGCAGCAACGGTGTAGGTGCCTTGGATTGCGCCACAGAGTTCTGGGCGAAGAATACCAGCACCAGCCATGATGGAGCTTACAGTGAAGTAAGTACCACGACGGACATCCTTAACTGACTCAACCTTCATACCTTGAAGACGGAGTGAGCATACAGCTGACTTCTGCCAGATAAGAGCCTTAACTGGCTTCATAGCAGCGCCGTTAA